CAAGCTTTCCATCTACTTCAGTTCCTACAGTTTGCTGTAGAAGCTTAATAGCCTTAGTCTTACCTGAATTAACAGAGGTATCAAATAGATCAAATGCAACCTCATCAGGCACTCCATCTATCCAGTAGTCTCTAAGATATATATCTTTAGCATCCTGAAGAGTAAGATTTTTAATATCTATATTAGGATAACTAGCAGCAGATACACCATACTTAGAACCTTTAATAACTCCTTTACCTACTTTCCCACCAGTCCAGTTTCCAGGATCTTTATGGTCTGTAGAGAGTTTGCCTTCATTCCCAATTAAGAGAGTAAAGGCATCATCAAATCTCATACGTTTCCTTATTGAATTGGTTGTCCGAGAGAAGACTGAGTCCCTGGATTTTGCTGAGGAGATACAGGCATTTCATTTGCGCCTTCACCTTGTTCCTCTTTAACATCCTTTCCTACTGTTGCCATAAGTGCATCCATAATAGGAGCAAGTTTAGGGTTTGCAGCAATTAGAACTGCTACATCGGCTACTTGCTTTAAGACTTCAGAATCTTTTTCTTTAATTTTACTTTCTAACTCTTCTATAGTTTTCTTCATAGTTTCATTAGTAAGTATTAATTGCTCTTTTTGTGCATCAACTGTTTCAGGATCTGGTGCATTCTCTAACTGTTTGGCAATCTCAGTCTTACGAGAGAGTGTACTCATCCTTACCATTTCAGCATCAGGTATCATAACACCAAACTTACGCATTTCAATAGCCTGTGAGAACTGAGCATTTTGAAATGTTATTTGTGTAGGAACATCAGCAATTACAACATCATATTTACCTACAGATACATCATTAATAAGAGCAGAACTGTCTGGATTTGCAGTATCTTCTTTATTAATAGCTACTGGAGTATTTACAGGTTTACCGTTTTCATCGTGTCCTGTAATCATAAAGGTTCTTTCTTGAGTATAGAATCCTTGTATTAACTTTAGGACTCTTTCAGCTATCATATTACGAGTTCTAAAGAGATTATCAATAGGAGCAGCTAATTGAATGGCTGATTGATGTACTCTAGATTGTATAGCCGTACCAGATACTTCTGGACCTTTACCACCCTGGAATGTTTCACTTACCCCAGAAATAAGTCTAATTAGCTCAACTCCAGAAGTTACTAAATCCTTTAGACCTGTAGGGACTTGATTTGGTTCAATCTTCTGTGGAGCGGCTCCACCTCTTTTATATTCTAACACTAATCCTGTTTGAGATCCAAGTACTTCTAGATCTTCAGTGTCCATATTTACTAATGAATCTTCTTCAAGTAACCATCCAGAATTAGCAGTAGTATTTACTACATGCAATATCTGGGAGTATACCTTATTAAGCATTTCCTGAGTCTTAATTAAGTTATCAACTAGACCGATTGTAACACCACGCCTAAAATAAGGAAAATAAGGGACAACAGTAAAGTGATCATAAGGAGACCATTCATCAAATAAGACCACGTCTCTGTTTGATACAGTCCATCTAATACGCTTTGTAACTTTCTTAATAATTTCATATTTATTCTCTTTAGCAAACTTCTTAATCTCTCCAGGTTTCATATCATCTGGAACTGGATAAAGATCACCAGCTTTAGGATCAAAGAAGAAGTTTCTATTTTGTACTTTCCAGTACTGCCTACTTAATAGACGAGCATGTTGTATATCATTAGAGTCTGTATAGAATGCAGAGTAGTTGTTGGTAGTACCAAACTTATTTCTTTCTTCCTCTAAAGAGCCTCTACCAAAATCAGGTTCAGTAGTAACATTGTTCTCTACCTCCCTCCATTTCTTAATACCATAAGTTTCCTTAATATCATCAAAGCTCATCCATGAACAAACTGTAACATCTGCCCAATCATCAGGATCATATGATTTAGAGTCTGGATCTGGTATTACATCCAATGGATCAAGAACATCTATAGATATATCTCCATAGACATTCTCATCAAAATTCATTTTAATATCAAAATAACCACGTTGTTGAATGAGGCCATCAGCAAAGACAGTACTCTCTTTCCAAGGAAATTTATTTTGATCTGTTACGTACATTGTAATCTTAGAGAGAACATCTGATATACCTTGATCATCTTCTTCTCTAGGTTTATAGGCAACATCCATTCTACTTTGAGTTTGGTAGCCTATGACGGTATTAACAGTAGAGAAGATTACATTCTCTTCTAGGGCAGGACGACCAGCATCTTCTAGAGCTTGTTTATCCTCATCTTGCCACTGTCTTCCACCACCCAAATAGAAATTCTCACAAATCCTTGCCTGCTTCTGGTACTCTTGATGACCTCTACGTAGAGCTAATTGATAGCGGCTCCAGTGTTTTCTAGCAATTTCTTGACTCTTCAGTACACCTAATCCATAACCTGAAGTATTATCTGAACCTTGTGCTGCCATTATGCAACTCTCCAATTCTTAGCTGATATTTTCTTTACTGATGCCTTCATAAACTCACTTCTAAATGATCTGGTTTTAGGCATTGTTATTCCAACTGCTAAATATCTCATGGCATCAGCAGGGTCACGCGCCCAATCATGAACGTCAGAATCTTTGAATACTTTATTCTTCTCGTCCCACTCTTTTCTGTAATTCTGTAATCCATATAAACCCATAGCACACTTTTCCTTGTCGAAGTAACAATTAGGTAATACCATTCTAACAGCATTTCTACCATCTTCTTTACTAAGTTTTCTAACTATTTCTAATCGTGTTCCCTTAAATAACTCTTCAGCCACTTCCATACGAGTACGTCCTGTACCCCACTCAATGTTTGCTATATCATGTGGGAAATTGTGTGATTTATAAATATATGGTTTAGCTTGAAGTACCTTGGCATAATGATCTACACCTTTATTATTAGAGGTATAGTAATCTATAATATGCAAGGCTTTACCCATAGGCTGTACAAACCAAATAGAGGTAGCATCTCCACATCCAATATCCCAGTAAGTTTCTACAGGAGCTGCTGGATCATGTGGAACTTTACCAATATGTCCTTTAGCATCTAAATCTTCTAAGATAGAGAGGTAATAGAATCCATCAGCATTTGCAGTCCAAGAGTTATAATATTCTTGTTGAATTAATTCTTCAGACATACCAGCATCTCTTTCTTCCTGAATCATCTCATCAGAAACATATCGATTTCCATTCTCATCAAGAGTATCTAATATATTATAGTTCTGTACAAACCAATTCTTATTCTTTAGTGCCATCTGGTAAAGATCATGAAAATGATTTTTACCGTTGGTAGAACTATTAAATGCAGCCCATCCATTATTCTCTCTCAGGATAGGCCGGATAATATTCCATGCTTTAGGGTTCTGGAAAGCGAACTCAGAGAATACACATCCTACTGGATTCGATCCCCGAACCTTATCAAACTTATCAGTACCCATGATTTGTATAACAGAACCATTGGTTAATATAAGTTTCATATCATTACTATTTCTAGATTGTATGAGAGAATCAGGAATATGATCTAGGAATTTAAATCCAGACCCATCCATACCATCCCAAATTACTCTTCGCCCTTGTGCATATTCAGGAAAGAAGTAATAGTATACTCCTTTTCTCTTTAATGACTCTTTAACTGTTAGATTAAATAGGGTTTTATCTTTACCTGCTCTACGATGATAGATTGCTATTAGTCTTTTAAATCCAGAATCTCTGGCTGCTAATAGTTCTTTTTGGTAAGTACGTGGAGTAAATTGGTATGGTATTGTGATTATGCTCATATTATTATTTATTAGAGAATACGTGATTTAACTATAATAGCACCATAAATACTAAATATAGTTATGGTATTAAATGAATAGAACCACCCTCTAAAACAATATTATCTGTTGCAGTTGCACTACTGACTTGTATTGATAATACCACATCGGCAGTTGTATCAACAGAAGAAAGAGTGTATGCTGATGTAGCAGATGTTCCACCAATAGATGTATTATTACGTGATGATAGCTGTTTGGTTTTTATTCCTCTGTTTCTTGTACTAAAAAACTCTTGGAATACTGCAAATGATGTTAAAGTTGCTGTATGTAAAGTAGCACTGTCTAGTTTAGTAGTTGCTGTTTTTGCATTGGCATTTACAGTAGCAAACCAATCGTTTTGAATAATTATCTGACCATTAGTACCTAATAGTCCGCCTTTAAGTGTCACTGCCTTTAGTGTTATTGCAGAAACGGTTGTTTGTGTATATGCTCCAGGACCTGTGCTAACAAAAGCTACTGGGGTATCTGGAATCTCTACATTACCAGAGGTATATACATTATTATACAAGGTTCCCGCTGTAGAACTAGACATAACAGCATAATATAATCCAGCAGTAGATCCTATAAAGATTGCAGAATCAGGTAAATAAATATAACAGGAAGAATATACCGCAGGCAGAGCTGTACCTATAGTTAGTGCTCCATTATTAGCAATGGTTCCACTAGCTGCTAAGACAAGAGGGAGGCCTTGTTGAGATAAATAACAATTAGGTATTATCCATTGTGTGCCATCACTTACTATACGCATAGGTTTAGCTGCAATATCAGAGCAAAATATTTCAACTCCAGGTGCAGAAGATGCTAGAGGTTTATTTGCCCAAGTATAGGTTTTAATAGGAGAAATACCTCCTGCATTTGTAATAGTGAATGTTCCCATGTTATATGCCTATAGTTAATGTAACTGCTGCACTAGTTCCAGAAATTGCTGAAATAACTGCATACAAAAACCCCCAATTAGAGGGTAGTACAAAACCTGCTACATCACTATTTGTACCTGATAATGTAATTGTAGATAGTAATATGCCACTTGTAGTACGCTTAGTATTTGTACCATATAAACTTATGGTAGCGGATACTGACCCAGTTCCAGTTATAAATGATTCTACTGTATTGATTCCAACGGGAATTGGAAAGGTATCAGATTGTTTAGTGGTAGTAATTGCATCTAATAGTGTAATAACTACTTTATCTGTAAAACTTTTATTTATTGTTGCCATTATTCTCTCTTTATTTTAAATAATTATTAATCTAT